ATTGAACCTTAGTGCTATCCATGGATTAGCATCTACTGGGGCTTTACCGTGTGACTTAGGAAGAACATAATCATGTACTTCTTGATGCCAGATAAATCTGTTGTTGTCTCTTGTTACATGTGTATAAATATCACACTCATCTGTGTCTTCCATCTGATCTTCCTCATTAGCGTACTGAGTGAGGACTTCTTCTGGAAGTTCATCGTAAATTAATTTCTTTGCAATTGATTCTTTTGTAACTATTTCAATCACATTGCCGTTGCCGTCTCGTTCTATGACGTAGCGATTAAGAGGATATAACTTAAGATTATCTTTACCCATAAATATTAAAGCGTTGCCAGCTACCACCAAATGCTTTAAAGCTTGATGAACTACAACACGATCACTTGATGCAGCTATTGCTTCAAGGATTGTTTTCTCTATTTTTGCAAAAGATAAATCTAATTCTGACTTTACTTCTGGACCAAAATTTTCTCCTAGTTGACTATCATCTACCTGTAATTTAAAGAAGCTAGTTTGAACGGGTAGTAGAGCTAACATCAATTTTGATGCCAGAGTAACTACACCTTTCGCCCCAACACTTTGCCAAGGTTGAGGTAGATTTCTCATCCCTACGGAGTATTCTTCATGTCCACGAATTAAATAAGGCAGTGTTAAATCAGCTGCTTGTTTTGCTTCGTCAAGAAACTGAGCACGATCCGATGACAAATAGTCATACCTAGATTTTGCTGTCATTTTCTTATATGTTTAATGATTGTATTCTTAGCCCTGCTCTACCAAATGTTCCGGTTGCACCTTTAATAGTTAAACCCATTTCTTTTTCTAAAGAGTCTTTAGTCTTAACACCTGTAACTGAAGGGCCAACAAGCCTTCCAGGATCTCCATATGCAGCTTGTATAGCCATAGATTCTTGAGCTTTTATAGCTTCTTCTTGCATATTTTTAATCTCAGTTTGATAAGTATCAAGTTGATCGTTAAGAGAACTAAGTGTTGTATCAAAAGCACCTTGTTGTGTTGCTAAAGCATTAGCTAGGTTTGTTGAATAAGTATCAGCTTGTGTTGCTAAAGCATTTGATAATTCTGTTTGATAAGCAGTATCTTGTACTGCTAGTGCATCAGCTAATTGTGTAGCAAATCCTGACTCTTGTGTTGCTAGTGCATCAGCTAATTGTGTAGAAAATCCTGACTCTAGACCACCTAATTGTTTCATTAGATCGTTGTAGCCAGCTTCATAATCAAACTGCTGAGTACCACCAATATATCCAGCATCTATTAGCTGTTGAACAATGTCAGTATTATTATCATTAACACCAGTTATTGGTTCAATAAAGCCAGACCCTTGAGCACTCTCAGTACCATCTAAAGTTTGTAATGTATTATCAATTTCAGGTGCGGGTTCTTCTGCTGCTGGAGGTGTATAGTCTCCACGCATATAAGCCATAGCGTTATGAACTTGTTCTAAATTTTCATATGAACTAATACCCATAGCTTGAGCAGCTTCTGCATAACCAACATCATTCATGTATTGGTCAAAGTTAATAACTTCAACAGCTCCACCAACCCTTTCATATTTTTCTTTACGTCTCTTATTTACATCATCGGCTCTATAAGTTTGAAGAGTTCTTCCAGTAGTGTCTTGATCTTTATATTCACCTTCCGAGATCCACTTAGTAAAGTATGATTTTCCTCTACTTAAAGTTGCATTTGCTCCAATGGTTGGGTCATAGCCAATAACGTCTTTAGTGGCGTTTTTAATACGACCATCATACCCACCTGATTTTCCATAGTGATGCGTACCTGTAGCATCTTGAGATGCATCATACATACTTATATGATCATAACCTGTAGCACTTTCGTAATAAGCCTTTTCGTCCCAACCACTAGATAAAATCCCATAGTGATGACCTGATGTCATAGTACCACTACCACCAGCAGCTTGCTTTTCTAAAGGTCCATGATATCTAGTATTTCCTTGGCCACTTACACTGTAGGCGTAGTCCCAATATCTTTCTAATGCCATTATTTTGTTTCCTCTAATCTATTTTTATACCACTCAATAACTGAGCGTTGACCAGCTCTATACATGATGGGAGCTAGTTCTTCTTTTGGGTGTGGATTAATTGGTGGAAATGTTTCCTCCATTTCATTAAGAAGGGATTCAACAGTTGGACCTATTAAAGGTTCAAGCATATTGCGGGAGATTTGTGTTTGCATGTTCAAAGAAGGCAGGCATTCTTCCAGCCTTGGTAGAGTTTAATTGTGGTGCTTTACCTTCATACATAAGTCGATCACTAGCATCTAGCCAAAATTTTTTGTCCAAATATTTATCGCTATTAGCTGTAAGAGGTTGCATAATCCAATTGATTGTTGCCTTTCTTAATTTGTCTAAGGAAGGGCTAGGTGTTAGACCAAGTTCTGCACATACCAAACTGTTAGTTGCTACATGTATTTGCTCGTCTCTAGAAATATCTGCACTTACTGTTCTTAAACCAGCATCACCATTAAACCGGAAGAAAGGCAGTATTACAAAGAAAATTGCTCTTTCGATTACCAGTGCTTTTAATATTGTGTGATCTGGATGTGAAATCCATGCATCTTTTAGGCGTAATGCCTCGGCTTCAGCTTTATCATTTACGCCTATAGCGTTCGCGATATATCCAAGGGCTAAATCGTGGTTGTCTTCATCTTTTATGTTTGATTCCAAAAGTTTTCGACTTTTCTCAGGAATCTCAGAGAGTGAATCAGATACAAACGCGCCAACTGGACATTCCATGTTGCGTACAGCAAGAGCACGGTACACCGTTTCTTCTGCGCCATTTCTTAATTTTCCTTTTGTTGTTTGGACGGGAGTCCAAGTTCTTTTTCTATTTAGTAGTTTTTCGTAGGGGTTCATTGTTGACAGTCGCAATTTATCTCTTCAGGTTTATTGCTCATTATTTCTGCCAAGTAATCTTCAACTTCGGACTGCTCTAATGCTGCATAAGCATCAGACTTATCTTGAGTGTCGCCCATTACTTGTAAAGAATAATAGAGCGAAGTCTGTGGACTTTTCAGCCACTCTTCGATAAATGCTTCATCGTAAGTCACCATATCACTCCAAGAATTGAAGCTATAGCCATGAAGCAAACCAGTTCTAGATAGCATTGTCATTATTTCGTCAGCTACCTTTTTATAATTCTCCCATCCAACTTCAGATGCGATTTCTACGTTGCCATATTCAACTTGCTCTACACCAAATTCACCTGAATCTCTGTCAACTACTCGACTAATTGGTGGTGCTATTTCTGGTGTAGCAGTAAAGCCATGTATATCTTTACTTCTATATGAACAACTTGCTGTTGGAGCTATGGCAAATGCTCTCTGCATGTTGTTTTCTCTTGCTATGTTAGCTGCTTCCTGTACGCCCAAAAATAGCTCACGTGCAGCTAATCCAGCGTAGCCTTCGTAAGGTTGAGCATTGTTAGTTGCTTCAAGAGCTTCACCAAACTGGGCGTAGGTTATGTTGTTGTTTGCTAGGAAGTTGGCTAGACCTAACAGTCCAAAGCCTACTTGCCTGTCGATATCTGGCGATAAGTATTCTCCAGATTCTCCAACCCCTGTCCTACCATGAAGCTCACACAGCGAGGACATGCCTTCACGGAAACCTGATCGTAAGTCGCCGATAAGACAGGCAGACATATTAAGGTGCTGTAAGAGACATGTTCCTCGTGAGGGCAAGTAAACTTCAAGACAGACGTTGGAGTAAATTCTATTTCCTTGTTCATCGTGTTTTATTTTGTTGAGCCAAACATCTCCTTTTGCAATTCCTCGTAGGATTGCTTCCTTTGTTCCAGTATCTGTTTCAGCCCACGCGGATTGGGTGAGGTCAACACATCGTTTGACCCATGGGAGTTCTTGTCGAGGACACTGCACGAAATCAAGAATATCGGGATGTGTAATATCGAGATGAATAACACACGCCCCATTCCGGTACGTGCCACCTCTCCTAAGTATTTCATTTAATGTTGAGTAGATTTTTGCGAATGATGTGGGACCTGACGCAACAAGTGTGTCACTTCCTTTAATAGACTCAGCACCCTTGGGTCTGAGTTTTGACAAGTGGACCGCGACACCTGCTCCATATCTGAGAGCG